CAGAAATGTGGTACCTAGTGATGTTACATTACAAATTAAATTAATCAAGCTCTTTAATGAATTATCTCCCAAGCAACAATTATCTGACCAGATGTTCCAGACGCAAGTTTGGAAAGGGCGATTGCCGCCGAAGCGTTTATGTCCGCGTTAACGATGGTGCCGTCGGCAATCATCGTCGACGTAACGGTTCCCGTATCTGCGGCCGTAATTGCTGTTCCAGAAATCTTGGTCTTATCAATTGCCGCTGAAGCATTAATGTCAGCGTTAACGATGACGCCTGAGCCAATCGCGGTTACACCAGCATTGCTGATTGTTACATCTCCAGTAACAGCAACTGATGTTGCGACGTTTGACGCATTACCAACAAGAATGTTGCCGCTTGTCAGGGAAGCAAGTTTACTGTAGTCAATTGCCGCAGAAGCATTTATGTCAGCATTAACTATTGCGCCAGAGGCGATTGCGGTTACACCAGCATTACTGATAGTTACATCGCCAGTTACGGCTACTGACGTTGCAACGTTTGACGCATTTCCAACAAGGATATTGCCACTTGTTAGTGCAGCAAGTTTGCTGTAATCAATCGCAGCAGTTGCGCTTACATCTGCATTTACAATCACCCCAGAAGAAATTGCCGTAACGCCAGTGTCAGAAATTGTTACATCGCCCGTCTCCGAAACCCAGGTTGGAACACCTGAAGAGTTTGCAACAATTATTTGCCCAGAAGTTCCAGAAGCAAGTTTTGAAAGCGCTACCGCGGCCGAAGCGTTTATATCTGCATTGACTATGGTTCCATCGGCAATCATCGTTGACGTTACTGTTCCGCTGTCGCCAGTGGTTACAAGATTCCCATAATTGGTGCCGTCGTTTGTGGCTTCCCATTTGTCATTGGTTTCATTCCAGCGGATGAGGACATTTGCGGAGGTTCCGCGCTCAACTTCCACGCCAGCGTTTTCTGTTGGGGAACCAGTTACGTCGTTGTTTAGAACGACTATATTGTCAGAGACGTTAAGCGTTGCGGTATTTACAGTTGTCGTTGTTCCGTTGATTGTAAGGTCACCAGAAACAATCAAGTTGTCGTCAATGGTGACCGTTCCACCAGCAGAGTCAATAACAAGATTGCCTGATGTTGTGTCTATTTCTCCTGCTGCCGTAACTCCGACCTGAACCGCGTCAAGTGTCGCGCCAGCGAATGTTGGGCTGTCACCAGTACCAACACCAAGAGTGGTGCGAATTGCGCTGGTTGATGCGTCATCAAGAATACTGCGCGCAGCAGACGTAACGTCTGTCAGTGCTGCAGTTCCAGAACCTGTGAAGTATGGCAACTTGTCCGCTGCGCTCGTTAGGCCAGCAAGAGCAGTAAGTTCCGAATCGAGCGGCTGGTAAGTGTTGGCAGTGACCGCGATTGTCGCATTTGAGCCCTCTCCAGGCGTATGCGTAATTGTGATACCAGTACCAGCGGTAACACCAGACATGTAGTTGCCAGTGGTATCGGTACCCAAGTCAATGGCATCGTTGACCCATGCCGTGCCATTCCACTTAAGGAATTGGCCATTTGCCGCTGATGTAATCGTTACATCGCCAACATCGTCAAGATTGTTTATGGTTGGGATTGCTGCTGGTACCCACGCGCTTGATGCGGTGACGTACTTGAGGAATTGACCATCAGAAGGGGCGGATGCACTTACGTTGGACAAATCATCAAGTGTTGCGTTAAGCGAAACCGAAGCCGTCGAACCCTCGCCTTGCGTATGAGAGACGCTTATCCCAGTTCCCGCCGATACATCGACCATATAGTTGCCCGTTGTGTCGGTGCCGAGATTTATGGCATCGTTAACCCATGCGGTGCCGTTCCATTTCAGGAAGTCTCCAGACGTTGCTGATGTAATCAGCACATCGCCAATTTCGTCAAGACTGGTCGGCGTTAAGGATGCCGCGTACGATTCGGTGGCAATATTGCCGTAAGTGGTTCCATCTTCTGTGATTTCCCACTTATCGCTTGTCTCATTCCAACGAAGTGCAACATTCGCAGACGTGCCGCGTTCAATTTCAATACCAGCATTTTGAGAAGGTGCAACTGTCTCATTGCTGTTAAGAACAATGATGTTGTCGGCAAGATTAATTGTTTCTGTGTTGACGGTTGTTGTTGTTCCGTTAACAGTCAAGTCCCCGCCGATAGTGACATTGCCAGTTGTAGTCAGTTGTGCAAACTGAACAGATGCCGACGTACCAACAGCCTGACCTATTGCAATCGTCGGGCTTGACCCCTCGCCTGGGGTGTGGGTTACGGTGACGCCAGTTCCCGCCGTAACATCAGAAACGTAGTTGCCAGTGGTGTCGGTGCCGAGGGCCACCGAGTTCGGTTGGACTGTTGCGGTAATACTGACATCTTGCGAACCATTAAAAGACACCGAGCCAGACAAATCTCCAGCAAGCGAAATTGTTCGCGCCGTCTGGAGTGTTGTCGCCGTAGAAGCATTACCAATCAACGGCGCGGTAACGGCGGCAAAAGTGACGGACGAGGACGTTCCAACTGCTTGACCAATGGATATGGTGGCAGTTGAGCCTTCGCCTGGGGTGTGCGCAATCGTTACACCAGTACCCTCAGAAAGGCCTGCCATGTAGTTTCCAGTTGTATCGGTGCCAAGAGCGACCGAGTTGGGCTCTACTGTCGCCGTAAGGGTTACGTTTGCACTACCGTCGAACGAAACAGAGCCGCTCAGGTCACCAGCAAGACTTATTGCCCTGGCTGTTTGCAACTGTGTTGCGCGAGCAGCGCGGAGATTTGCTACTTCAGTGGTGGATGCAACCGTAAATGGAGCAGTACCTGTAGCAACAGTGCTCTCAAATGTTTCAGCAACGACGGGGGCTGGCGAATAAGAAGCATGACCAGTGTCAATCGGGTTGGACGGCTCGGGGGTGTATGAGTCAAAGAACTTGAACTTTCCATCCGTTGCGTCACGGAAAATACCAGCGTGTCGGTATGTGCCGTCGTTGTAATTTCCTGCGATTCCGAGGTCAACGTTAGAGACACTGCTTGACCCATTCAGGTAGATGAACGGGTCATCGATTTCGAGCGAAGTCTGGTTCTCTGTGACAATTGAGCCGCTGACGTAGAAGTTTCCTCCAACAGTCAAGTCATGCGTTGTTTCAAGGTTGTAGAAGACAACCGACGCAGTTGTTGAAACATCTTGTCCAATTGCAACTGTAGGAGTTGCACTTTCGCCAGAGTTATTGGTGAGGGTGACACCTGTGCCAGCAACCAAGTTCTGAACATAGTCACCAACTGTGTCGGTTCCGAGGTTAATTTGGTCGTTAATCCAGACTGAAGATGCGCTGTTCCACATCAAGACGTCTTTATTGGCGAGGCTACTAACTTTTACGTCATGGAGTTCTTCAAGTTCATAGCCATTTTGCGTTGCTACGTAAACAATTCCATTGGCGTTGGAACGAACAACGACACCGACAAAAACAAGATGGTCTGGCGCTGATGGTTTTGTTGTCGTAAATGCACCGTTCTTGCCTAGCCAGAGAACGTCGCCAACAGAGAACGTCGATGTGTCAATTCCGTCTACGTATCCACGAGTAACTACTGGACCGTTATTAGAAGATGCGATTGCTGCTCCAATAAGACCAACTGTCTTGCTTGAAGTTGCATCAGATGAGTTGTCTGCACGCTTTACTGAAGCATGGTCACCAGTCCCACCAAACAGATAGACGACGGTTCCAGTAGTAAGCGTCGTTGCTTCCGCATTGCGGACATAAGAAACAACAGGTGTATATGTTGGAACCCAACCAATGCCGTCATAAGCAAGAGCCTGGAATTCTGCTGGCGCGCTAACGACGACATCGTTAAGGTCGTTCAGCGAAGCATTAAGGGCGACCGAAGCGCTTGAACCCTCACCAGGGGTATGGGTAACAGTAATAGCCGAGCCAGAAACAACATCCGAAACATAGTTCCCTGTTGTATCAGTGCCGAGAGCAACGCTGTTTGGCTGGACCGTAGCGGTAATGCTTACATCTTGCGAGCCGTCGAAGGACACCGAGCCAGACAAATCGCCAGCAAGCGAGATTGCCCTGGCAGTCTGGAGTGTGGTTGCCGTTGAAGCATTACCAATCAACGGCGCAGTAACGGCGGCAAATGTAACGGAAGAAGAGGTTCCAACTGCCTGACCGATGGCAATTGACGGACTTGAACCCTCACCTGGAGTGTGGGTGACGGTTACACCCGTGCCACCAGTTACATCAGAGACATAGTTCCCAGTTGTGTCAGTACCAAGGGCGACACTGTTCGGTTGAACAGCCGCTGTAATTGTTACATTGGAAGAACCATCAAACGATGTTGACCCCGAAATATCTCCATTCAAGGAAATTGTTCGCGCCGTCTGCAATGTTGACGCCGTTGAGGCATTGCCAATCAATGGAGCCGTTACTGCAGCAAACGTGACAGACGAAGACGTTCCAACAGCCTGACCAATTGCGATTGTCGGGCTCGAGCCTTCTCCTGGAGTATGTGTTACTGTGACGCCAGTTCCTGCCGTTACGTCGTTAACATAGTTTCCAGTTGTGTCGGTGCCAAGAGCCACGCTATCGGGTTGGACGGTTGCGGTAATTGTTACATCTTGTGAGCCATTGAACGAAACGGAACCAGACAAATCTCCTGCCAGCGAGATTGCACGCGCTGTTTCGAGCGTTGTTGCCGTAGAGGCATTGCCAGTTACGTCACCAGTTAGGTCCGCAGAAACATGGGCAAATGTAACCGATGAAGATGTTTCGACATCTTGACCTGCAGCAATATTCCTATATGTAGTTCCGTCTTCAGTGATTTCCCAAGAGTCGTTTGTTTCATTCCACCGCAATTGAACATTGCTTAATGTCCCACGTTCAATTTCGATACCTGAAGTTCCAGATGGGTCTCCAGTAACATTTGAGTTGAGAACAATCACATTGTCTTCAACAAGGAGATTTTCTGTGTTGAGCGTTGTGGTCGTTCCGTTAACGGTTAGGTCGCCAGAAACAGTAAGTTTGGCAAACGTGACGCTTGCAGTGGTCGAAACATCCTGACCAATTGCGATACTTGCCGTAGAGCCTTCTGATTGAGTATGGGTTACCGTAACGCCAGTACCAGCAACGACATTTGCCATATAGTCGCCAGTTGTGTCAGTGCCAAGTTGGACAACGTCAGGTACCCAGGCACTTCCATTCCATTTCAAATATTCATCGGTATTTGGTGCCGATGCGCTTACGTCTGTAAGGTTGTCAAGAACTGCATTTAGTTGGACAGACGCAGTAGAGCCTTCGCCCTGCGTATGGCTAACTGACAAACCTGTACCAGCAACAACATCAACTACGTAGTTGCCAGTTGTGTCAGTGCCAAGGGCGACGCTGTTTGGTTCAATTGTTGCGTTAATGGTTACATCAGCAGACCCGTCAAATGAGACAGAACCAGACAAGTCACCACTAAGTGAAATTGCGCGCGCGGTTTCGAGTTCGGATGCTGTATCAGCGTTACCAGTCAGGTCACCGACAAAATGAGCACTGCCGCCAATATTTATTCCGCCAGAAAACGAAACATCTGTTCCGTCACTCGTAATTGTTGCGCCGCCAAGGTCAATCGTTGTCCCAGACAAATAAATATCGCGAAAACGCGCAGATGCGGAGCCAAGGTCGTGTGCCTCGGTTGTGGACGGAATAATGTGTCCGCCAATGTTTGTTTGACCATTTACGGTAAGTTGAGCGAAAGTAACAGATGCAGACGTAGCGACATCTTGACCAATTGCCACCGAAGCGGTAGAACCCTCTCCTGGCGTATGGGTGACGGTTACGCCAGTTCCAGCGGCAACATCAACCATGTAGTTTCCAACCGTGTCGGTCGAAAGATTTACTGCGTCATTAACCCATGCGCTTCCATTCCATCTGAGGAAGTCTCCGTTGGCAGCAGATGTAATGGTTACATCGGCAAGGTCATTTAGGCTTGAGCCAGTAAGGTTGCCATTAAAATATGGAAGCGAATTAAACGCAGTCGCGCCATTGCCAATTTTGAATTTATTTGTGTCCGTCTCAAGACCGATTTCGCCAGAGTACAAAACTGGGTTTGCCGCCGTCCATTGGGCAGCCGTAGCGCGCTTTAGTTGAATCCTTGCTCCAGCCATTAGACCTCATCTCCTCCGTCGTATGCGGCGACTGGCCAGTTACTGACCTCGCCCTCAAGTATGTCATCAACCTTTTGGTTGCCACCGTCAATATCTGAACCAGCAAGACCGCCACCGCCACCACTCACGAGTTGCCATTCCCCCCCAGAACGAAAATAGAGAAGGTCATTCAAGGTGTCCACTGCGATTGCGCCGTCATCCAAAACGGCAGTCGGAGTTCCAGCGACTGCCATCGTCACAACTCCAGATGGGGCAGTGAATACGTCGTCGGTTTTTAGGGTATTTGCTGCACTTCTGTAAAGGTTTGTATCATAAACGCCAGCACCGCTGCTCCATGAAATGCGCCCGCCCGCTTCAACTTTCATTCTTCCGTATGTTTCGCCATCAACGTATACGGTTATTGCATCCGAACCAGCAGACGACAACTGCTTTATCGTAATCGGAACTAAAAATTTTTGCGCCACTTGCGACCTCAATCGCTTTTGATTAGTTGTTGGGACCCCTCGAGGTCCATTTCATCAGCCCGTGACGACGATGGTGTAGTCGTTCGCGCCGATAGTTCCGTTCAGGGTCACGGTGACGGTGTTCACGTTGCTACGCGTAACGTCGCCAATGACCGTTTCGCCGTTCGAGACCTGATATACCTGAACGGCAACGTCTGTGGTGTTGAAGTTGTGGGTAACGGTTGTGGTGGAAACACCAGGCGAGCCGACGCTCGCTGCGCAACCCTGTTTGGCAACTCTTGCCAACGACGGAGTGCTGGTCGTGCGACCAGTGGCTTCCGAAGCGGCAGATGCGAGGTTGGTTCTTGCGCCAGACTCGCTAGATGCGTTGGTACCACCATGCGCGATGCCGACATCGGTCGCTTCCCAAGTGCCAGTTCCAATGGTTCCGAGGGTCGTGATGCTCGATTGACCAACATAGGTGGAAGCAATATCAACCGCATCACCAGTGATTGCGGTTCTGTCAGCAACGACATTGACGTTGATTTGGTTGCCGCTTTGCGAAAGACCATCGCCAGGAGTAAACGAACCAGCGCCAGAGAATTGCGTCCATGCGATTGCGGTTGAACCGACAGTGATTGTTCCATTCGTTGAGATAACAAAACCCTTGTCAGAGTTGGCTGTTCCCTCCTCAACGAAGGTGAATGTTCCTGGCGATAGTTCACCAGTGTCAGCAGTTCCGTTGGCGTCGGATGCTCTTACTGGCGCGCCGCTCGCCTGGACAACATAAATGCCGTTGTCAACATGTGCAACACCAGGACCGCCTTGGTCCTTGACCAAAATTCTGTTGCCAGCAACAAGAGTTACACCGTCAAGAAGTTGTCCTGCTGCCAAATCAGTTGCAAGGTTGACCGAAGCAGTGGTCGCTGCGCGAACAGACTGCTTGACATCAAGACCTTGGCGGGCCGCGTCAACGTAGCCCTTGGTGGCAATATGTGCTGCATCGGTTGGTGTTGCAACTTTTGCATTACCGTTCGAATCGCGTTTGATGAGTTTGCTTGCAGTTGCATCAGATGTCGCATCATTGAGCATCTGCCACATTGATGCAGGCAGCAGACCAGCGCTGTCGGTATCAGCGACATTCAGGGTAAGGGTAATTGTTCCGTTGGACTCTGTAACCGTTAATGCTTCGGCAATTCCAGCCCCACCGCCAGAAACTATGGTGTGCGGTAGCGAGCGCCATGCACCATTCGCATACACCTTGATGGTGTCGGTTGTTGAGTTATAGATTAAGCGACCTTCGAAATTGCCAGAACTTGGGTCGGTAGCAAGGACCTCAAAGGTGGCATTGACCAATTGATTTTGATTTAGGTCTATATTCGTAAGGAACTTCTGCGCCATTTCAATCCTGCCTTTAGGTCAAATATGCGTAACCCGAAAAGGGAGCGGTAAAGGTAACCGTCACCTGAGAATTACTGTTATATGTTACCTCACCGATGACCACCGTATCTGCAGAATCGACAATGGTTATGGATGGCTTACCAACAAGATTGTGGTTAATTACCCAAACTGAAGATGCGACTGGCTGATTGTGTGTGTAGCGGCGAGTCAGAACTGTTTGGCCGCTTGACGTACTTAGGGTTACTAAATTTGGTACGTCCTCGTCAACATTTACATCTATTCTTACGTCCTCTACGACGACCTGATTGGGGACGGTATTACTCATCTGGTGACCTCTTGCGAAAGTGTAAAGTTGCCTTGCAGAATTCTGTCAACCACACCAGTGCTTGAAATAATCTCTAGGTCGTAAATACCAGAACTTGTCAACGTTGCTGTATCTGCTGCAGTGATGTTTAGTTCGATTACCCCAGTTGCACCCCCAAGGGTGATGCGGCCATTTTCTGTGGTGAGGGAGATAATCACAGTTGAAGAATCGACAGTTCTTCTTACTTGCATTCGCGCCGTATAGCCCGTGAAATTCCACAGCAGGTATGTTGGGTCACTTGCTGGCGACGTAGGGTCTGGATACTTAAGGGTTATTGTCCTGGCAAAAGTCGAACCCTGCTGACAAGCAATATTGTAAATACCAGCAAGCATCGACGCGCGCTCCTAACTCTCTGCGTCCAATTGTAGATTAGAGAGCGCAAACGCGCTGGCAGGAATCTTAAAGAACGCTGGCTGAATTCTTGTTTGGGCCAACTTTCTTCAAGCCCATGCTCATCGCCACAGAAAGTGCTACGGCAACGACACCAACTTTTAGGTTGTCGGTAGAAACAAGACCATCGAAATCGGCACCAGTTGCAAGCCATGCACCAAGGTACCCCTGCAGGAACGTGCGCGCCGCCCTTTCCAATACATCCTTGCTAAATGAAGATGACATATATCCTCCTTGAGTAATTCAATTTTACCATTCAAGCAAGTGAGGCGGTGTTCAGAACTCCATAAATTGGGTCGTCGAGTATGAACGGCAATTCGTCGTAAGCCTCATGGCTCAAAACAAAACCCATAGGTTTTGTTTGATTTGCAATTGTTACTACTTCTGGTGAGGTATCACCTTCGGAAGCGACGCCAGGAGTTTCGCTTACTATTGTGTAAATATTTATGACAAAGTCACTACCACCAGGAGTGATGTAAACGACCTTGTTCCCCCCCAAAACCTGTTTGACACATTCCTTGATTGCGTTTTTTGTTCCAGCATTTCTACCGAAATAAGCGTGCTTCAACTGCCATCTAACCGAATCCTGTTCGTTGATTATCGCATTTGTTGATGTCGTAGTGACCAGGCTTCTTCGCAAAGGAGTTCCATTGAACTGTGACAACCAGTCCATGTAATCCTCATCGACATATTCTGGATTTAAAAGTTGGCTGTATCTCCAAGTTTTGTTTGAATCTCGTGGTCCGATATTTGACTCAAGGTATTCATAAAACCGCGCATACAAAGTTGCCGATTTTGAAGCCTGTTGAGAAAGGACATGAAGAAGTTTTGTGAATGGATAGTTTGGATATTCTTGAATTTTGTCTTTGTCCCAAATGAACGTAGGCAAAAATTTTCTCATGTTGTATACAAAAAAATTCTTTGCAAAACCTATTTCGTTCATCAAAGTTGGCACCGACATGTGCAGGGTAAAATTTGAGTGTCCAGCAATTGTTATTGAAACTGCAAACTCTATGTCATCAACAGATGTGTTTATCACCCCAACATCAATGACTGGACTAAATACACCATTCCATTGATTGGCAATCATGTTTTGAGAATGAGAACTGGATGTGCTGGCAGTGACATTGGTTATGGTTACTGTGGCAATCGACGATACTTGCGCAAATATCTGGCAATGAAACTGAACTTTTTTTGCATTCAATTCAGTATCTGTCGGAATAATTGAAGCCAAAGAAATTGTTATATCTCCGCCTGTTGGCTGGACATCCAAAGAATATTGAAGAGGATGAACATATGTTTCCGATGAAACAGAAACAGTTGCGTTTGTTGCTGTCCAATTGTGGGCATATGTCTCTGGGGAAAGGAACACCCCACTGGGGCTTTTTGCCACAAATGAATTAGCGTCAGATATTACATTGCGCGTTGGATTAAGTAATTCCATGATTTAAATTGTTATCGAATTGAGCGTCAATGTTATTTTTTGCTCAGAAAGATTAAGCAAACTTCCCTTTTTGGTAAACAATATGTCATTACCGCTTGTTGAACCCCAGTTTGGCATCACTGTACTTGCGCTTCCGCCAGATGAGTACGTTCCGCTTGCCGACGCGTTGGATACGGTGAACGACGTTGCGGTTCTTGCTGTTATTGCTCGCTGGGTTGAATTCAGTCCAGATGGGGTTATACCAGTTACTGTCACCAAGTCGCCAACAGCAAATTTATTTGTCGCAGTATACGTCACATCATTACCAGACTTCACTGCATTGGTTATTGTCGCCGTATCCGTATTTGCAATTGATAATGAGTCAACAGTTCTGACAAAGGCGTGCGAAAGAATAAAACTTAGTAGCGAGTTGTACCTCAATCTGTCTTCGTTGAAATCCGACGACACTGGTGAGCAGAGTTGCTGTAAATTCTGTTTTAGTGTTGTTTCAACGGCAGTCACATCAAAAGAAGACAAATAAGATATTGTTGCAGTAATCCTAAAATCTAACAAATACGGGTCTTTTACTCCAAATTCAATACCAGCAACAGAGCGGTCTTGGATGTCTGCAAGCAAAGTTGTTTTTTCTGGTGTCGTAAGTGCTCTTTGTGGCCCATACGCAAAAACAGTTACCTTCCCAGGGGCGCTGGCATCGCTTAAATTGTCGCTCGCCCCAGGGTCTGTAAGGTCGTATACCTTGCACCGCGTCACCAATGAAGGATTTGAAACCAAAACATAATTTTGCAATTGGCTTGCAGTTGTTAGGGCTGATGACATTGTTGCAATATTCGCAACTCCTCTTTCCAAAAACTGGTCAAGAGAATCCGCTACTTGGCCCTGAGCGAAATTTCCGTCAGCGGCAGCCGAATACAAATTTGGAGAGTATGACAAAATCGCCAAAAATGTTCCATCTGGAACTGTTGGTATTGTGCCTATTTCTTGTGCGGTGCACGAAACTATTCCAGTTGGAAGAGGGTCGCCCTCTGTGTTTGCTGCTATCGTCAGCAGTTCATCTGTTTCAAAAATGTATTGAACGTCAACATCTGTATCGGTTACAGAAAAAGAAACCAAAGTTCCAGCAGGAATTGATGCTCCGCCATTCGTGTTTGCGGTAAATTCAACATCAAGCGTTGCCCTGGCTCCGTCGTTATATTCTGTTCCAAGCATTTTTATGGCGCCCATAAAAATTGCATCTGGCAAACGATTTATTGCACCAATGTTGAGTGCCGACATGTAGGCAAATGCCTGAAATATGGCGTCCTCTATGGTCCCAGTTCTTAAATCAAAATCTGGGAAAACAGTTCTGGCGACCTCTATTGAGTCAAGATAAACCTGAACAGGACTTATGTCCAATGGGGTCAAATCTACGTAGTCTCTAAAATCTGCTGACATGGCTGCTACCTATTGTAAATGAACTTGACGTTGACGGAACCAGTATCTTCTTCAAATTGAGAATTAACAGCAACAATTGACACTTCTGGGATGAATTTGCTTGCAGCGAGCATAAGTTGTTCTGGCGATACAACCGAGAACGCTGGGTCCGCTGTCCCAAAATCTGGAGTCAATGGCAAAATAAACGGTTCAGTCAATATGCAGACACTGATTATTTGTTTGATGAATTCGTCAGTTCCATCAGTTAGTTTTGCAAGTTCCCTGGTGTCTTTTGAAAACGTAAGCGGAAATTTCAATGTGTCCATGTCTACCTCACGGTGCTTCCTGTTTGAATGATTGGAGACTTATAGATGAAAGCGGCGGTGTCATTGCTGACCTTATTGCATTTAACTGTGTTTGTAGTTGGTCAATTAAGGCGTTAAATTTTTCGACAGTCACAAACACTTCAGTCTTTTTATTAAATCTTCCAACAATAATCATTTCCTCTGTTTTATTGTCGACAAACGTGCAAAGAACTTCATCTCCCTTTTTTAAAACATTCGTTGCTTTTGAATTGCCCACAAAGCGCATGTTGTTGACAGTTATGCCAAGTTCTTTTATAAAAACAACTGGAAGTCCATTTACTACTGACCGAACTTCTGCTTTGTAAATTCCATTAACACCAGATGGGTGAGATGAGGCTTTGTTGCGATTTATTTGTTTGCTCATACTTAAGCCTTTCTCTCATATGTGCCTTGCGACTGTTGGGCCATGAATCCCCCAACATTGTTCCACTCAATACTTCCTGGATAAATTGCACCAACGCTAATTTGTTTAATTTTCTTTTCTTGGCGTGGAGGAGTAGCAAATTTTACATTTACTGGGTTTGGACTTAATTCTTCAAAATCCACTCCAGTTATGAGAAAATCATCTGTAAACCACGGGATATCCCCAACGTTTACTGTCATTCCAGGCCTTAGGCGAACTCCATTTGTCCTATTAACAATGCAAGAGCCGTCTCCTTCCATCGGGTCATTTTCTGATTTGTGCATGCTTGGTAAGCCATGCAATATGAATCTTGTGTCTGGTTTGCCGTTTATTATTTTTGGTGGATAATGCAAGTAAGTCACTCGCCGCGTAGTCGGGTTATACTTTTGCTTTGTTTTATCAAATTTTCCAAGATGAATATAAGAATCATGTCCCCATTTATACATCAGCCATTGCTGCGACCCAAAAAACAAAGTTCCATCCGACTCAAAAATAATAAATGGATTTTTGTTTTCATCTTTTGATTCGCCAGCAAGTTTTTCCAAAACGTTCCATAATGAATCCGCAACGTTGTCGCCGTCTGCTTGGGTTATCTGCCGCGTTGCACTTGTCTTTTGGGCAATGCAATCAAGGTTGTATTTTTTTGCCGCATTTTGCACAAAATCTGTTCCAGTCCCCTTAACGGCTCCAGGATTTCTATCTCTTTTCATTTGCTGGATTGCTTTTGTATAACACTGAACCCTGGCAATAGGCGAATTGCCCTGCGATTGGTCTATGGTGACATCTGCTATTTCCATAAAATATCCCATATATGAATTTGACAAAACTGGGTCAGCATCATTTAACTGAGAGTTTGAATTTGGACTTACCAATGTCTTGTGGCTTCTGTATATTATTGTTTGTCCAACTTGAAAATAATTTTGCAAAGTTAATTGCAAACCTGGGTCTATGACGGAGAATGTAAGGGCAGTTGCGCCACTAAGCGAATAACTAATTGTTATATCAATTATTTGCTCACTGAGTTGTGTCAGGAAAATATTAGATTCATTGGGCTTGTTGGGGTCATTTCCTCCGTAGACATAAACTATTGGTATATCTCTTTGCGACCCAGAAACGACCAATGGACTTAAAGGTCTTTGTTGGGATGCATCTTGTCCTGTTGCTACGTTGCTCATGGTTCTGTCTACGTGTTCTGGTAATTGATTTGTGCATCAACTGGAGAAGTCAAACCTTCTTCAAATAAGCCGAATTCTGGTTCCGTTTCGTCATCTGGCTGCCTCTCTGGTGTTACTGGTTTATGCCTTAGTCGTGGCATTCCAATAATTGTCTGTTTTTCAACAGGTATTTCCTGAAGTGTTATTGATGCTTGTGCGCGTGTTATTTCAAGGTCGCTATTTCGGCGCAAGGCGTTAATTGACAAATCCTGAATGACAAATTGTATTCCCCGAGCCTTTCCGCTTGCGTCGTATCTAAATTGTTTTGACAACAATGAATCTAAACCGTAAAACATAACTGGGAATGGCGTTTGGGCCATTCTTTGCAAATCTTCTATTTTTTGCGTAACTGGCAAATCCAACCCATCTCCAGTTGCCGCTCCTCTTCCGCTAGTTCCGCCTGGGGAGGTATTTGCCGCTATCAAAAACGTAAAAGAAACTTGTAGCAATTTAAAACTTTTCCAGTCAACGAATGGGAACCCTCCAGCCCTGTCAATCTGCATCCATTCTCCACCAAAGCCAGAATAAGCGATTTCGCTTGGTGCAAAATCAAAAACATAACTGTTTGCAAGAACATCTCTGGGGCTTGAACTTGTTGCAAGTCGTGTTGGATATATTTGATACATAACGGGCTTGCGTGGATTGAATTTTATGTTTTTCTGTGTTGGGAGCAACCCAGCAATTTCATCCGCAGTGAAAAATACACCAGCACTTCTTGCTACTGTTATCGTTTGAATTTTCCCAGGCTCATAACCCTCTGGCCCCAACCACGGCTGCCCTGATGCATTCCTTCCTCCTGCATTATTTGGGCCACCACCACTTCCAGTA